TTATATAATTGTTCCCAGTCTTTTAATGGTACTGTGGTCTTTATAAGATGAGATAATACCTGATGTAATCTACCATCTTGCATTTTCTTAGATGATTTAGATCCGAGTATTGATAATGGATCATCTAATGTAAAAATTTTATCTTTTGGATATTCAACTTCTGCTGATGCATCAAAAAATCCTCTAAAGAAACCTTCGGCAGAATAAAGAGAACCTTTTACTCTAAAAAACTTGGCTAAATTTTTTAATATTTCTCTTGGGTTAGAAACAAACTCCGAAGATAAACTGAGACCTATTTCGCCAAATAAATTATCAAGATATTTTAAATCTGTTTTTCCTATATCTCTTATTTCATATAAGTCTTTTATAGTATTACCGAAATTTCCATCACTATCTAAAGCATCATAGTAAGTTTCTAAAAACTGAATAAGATTAGGATAATCTGCAGTAAAATACTCCGGGAGAATATCCCTTACATAGTCTGCTCTAAGTGATAAATTATTTCTATCTTCAGACATTGTATTACAACGCTACCTTTGTATCTTGTTCATTCTTTAGTGGCTGCATTCTTAATTTTGCAGTATCCAATCTTAGTACATAATTTCTAAGAGGAGAAATCATACTCTGATCAAGAGGAGTTGAACTAAATGTAATATATGTAGTTCCAGTCGATATTGAGACTGGAGTAAAACCGTTAAGATTTACACTACCTTTTTGATAATTATAACTTCCAATATCTTCTACAATTATAGATCCCGTAGTTGATACAACCTGTAATATATTTGAGTTTAATTTATTTTTAACCGTACAACGAACTGCATCATCACCATAAGTAAACATTGAAGATTCAATACTATAGTCTTGCGCTTCAGCAGGAATTAACATTACTGGAAAATATATATTATAATTTTTAGGAGAACCAACAGTTATATCTACTCTTTGCTGAACCTTAAGATCCATCTTTGCCGAAAGTATGGCTCTATTTAAATCACTTACTTCGGTTAATACTTCTGATCTACTAAAAGATGAATTAAAACTATTTAAAGTATTTGTAAAATATTCTTGTAGAAAATTTGTAATAGTTGTTTGGATAGCAGAACCTGTATCATTAGTTAAACTAGGATCATAATTAAAATTACCCGTTATTTCTAAATATGTTTCTTCAGGAGTTACATATTTATTTGAAATTGACATAACAGAAAGTTGATTAGTAAAGTTAGTTTCAATGCTATTTTGTGTTGCAGTTTTTACTGCATCTGATGTTCCATCTTGATATTGAAGACTAATATACACCTTACCATAATCAATAGGGACATTATCTTCTCCGCCCCATACTGCAACATCTTTTATAACAGGGAAGTTAGATAAAATCATTGCTCTGTAATCTGCAGATGTTACTAATCTTTTCTGAGCTGCAAATTGAAGTGGTGCTAATTTACGAATTGATTCTATTGTTTCTTTTTCATAACCTTCTGTAGAAGATTTTTGTATTTGAATATTAACAGGATAGTTTACATCATTTAAAACAAAACTATTTGCGCTTTTAAAACCAGTACATCCATTTGCATCAGTTCCTCTTGAAGAAAAATATCTGACTACAACTTTACTGCCAACTGCAGGAGATTTACCGAAACTCTTACCATCACCAAAATTAATCTCATAGTATCCGTTTGGCGATTCTTTTATATCAAAGAATGCAGTAGTTGAGTCCACAGTAAGTGCAGTATCTAAGAAATAATATGAAGTAAATTTTGTAGATGTTGGTGTATCATAAACATTTACTGTTATTTTTCCGGTATCAAGAGATTCATCTGGTATAACGTATATTTGATTTTCTGCTGTATCATCAACAATAAAAGTTTTTGTTTTAAACTCGCCTTGAAAAACTTTAATATCCGAATTCCCATTTGCATCATAAAATCTATATAATCCATTTCCATCATCTTGTGCGCTATAATTTTTATCTGTTATAAATTGAAAAGTTTCAGACTCATTAGATGCATTAAATACCCACTCAGAAGTTAGAGTTATTGAAGATGGCCGATTTGCAACGCCGGAAAGATTAACATATAGCGTGAGTGAAGAAGATGATGGGGTTCTTGATCTTGGTCTATAACCAAGAGCCTCGGCATGTGATACAACTGATGATCTTAATTGCGCAGTATTTAAAAATGCTTCATTAGTTGCAAAGTTTGCGGTAAGCCCATTAAAGTGTGTATTGTAAGCTAAAACATCTAATACATTAGATAAGCCAGATGCTTCAAAGTTATAGTCAGAAAATTCTGGTTGCTGTGCAAAATAAGTTTTTAAACTATTTCTTATAGCATCAAAATCTAAAGCTGTTGATGTAATATTTGTGGCCATTATCTCAACCTCGAAATTTCTGTTTCTAGTGTAATTGTTTCATTTGTACTTAATATAACAAAAGTTATTGATACGTCAAGAGAATTTGCATAGTCTCTATATGAAGTGGATACGTCTATTACTTCAGCTCTTGGTTCATAATTTTCTATTGCTAATTTTATTCTTTGCTCTACTTCAAAATCTAAAAACTGATCACCAAGTTCAAACAGCATATCTCTAATACTTCCACCAAAGAAAGGTACAAAAGGTTTTTCATAGTGATTTGTAAGAATTAAATTCTTAACAGCTTGTTTTACCGCATTAGCGTCAGTCTTTTTAAATATATCACCATTCTTTTTCTTTTTAAATGCTAAATCAATATCCGAATATATCCTACTGCTTGAAGCAACTATTTTTACTCCAGCATCTAATTTTCTATCTTCAATTGATAATGATCTTGATGGCATATTTTTCTCTTATTTTATTGTATTATTTATAATGTTTTTAAGGTAATACTTCGATTAAGTCTGTTGTTGTCTGTAATGTGCCGTTATAAACTGTTTTAATATTTTTATTAAAAAATGCAGTATAATTTTCTGGTATGGTCGGCATACCAACACCTACCTGAGAGTGTAAAGATCCATCAGTGTTATAATTATCGTAGTACATAATTAAATTTTCATAATTAGTATTATCTTTTAAATATACAGCAAAATCAAAAGATTTACTATTAGAAATTTGACCAGTAAATGAGTCATAGACTTCATATACAACAAACTTGCCATCTTTAGCGGATTCTTTAATACCTCCGGGAGTCAAACTTTCTTCAGGTCCGGGTTTATATAAGCCTTCAACAACTACTAAGTTATACCCTTGAAATTGATCAAGCTGATAAAATAAATTAATTATCTCAGACTGAGGATATAAATTCCTTGCTATATTTTTTCTTTGTTCTGCGCTAGTTGTATGATTTAAATTTATGGGGTCTTTAGCTCCAGCTATAAACTTAGAAATAGGAATACCACTTCCAAGATTAGTTCCCATAGTAATATCACTTTGTTTATTAGGATCATACTTAGAATCAACGGGTATAGTTCTTTCTACTCCACGAGATGAAGACTCTCTAAGTGTATATTTTTTACTTAGGGCTTCTTCCCTTCTTGAACCTATTGGTGTATAGCCAGTTCTTGCTGTTTGATTTATACCTTTTATTCTGCCAATTTTTTCTGGTGCCACAGAAGCAAATTCAGAATTAAGTGATTCATTTGCAACCTGGCTTTCCAAAAATTTATTATTTTTTAGATTAGAAGTTTCTTTCAACTTTGATCTTACTTCTCCAGTATCTAATTTTTTATCTGTTATACCACCAGAATTTTTAGTTTGATTAATGCCATCTAATATTCCACCATCTCTGTCAATTCTAATTTCTCTTACACCTCTATCTTCATTGAATAGAAATGCATTGACAATGGTTGAAGTTGGTTTAAATTTTTTACCTTGTGCTACAGGATCTTCTTTACTATGTGCAGTAGTATCTACAGATCCACTGTGTGACGCTCCTAGGGCAGCAGTACCAGCTTTCAGTGCACCTTTTGCTGTACCATTTAAACTGCCGTGAAATACTTTTGCTTTCATAGTTTTCTTTGCTTCGACTTCACTTGCATGCAAAGTTCTACCTACATAACTATTTTGTGAAAACATTGTTACATTGTCGCCACCAATAGTTCCATCATCTCCGAATACTGAAATATCTGAAGCGGCAATATTTACATTTGGTGAAGACATACTGATTTCAGATTCAGAAGTTATATATGTATTACCACTATGTGAATATTCTGCAGTACCATCTACTTCATTATTAAATGTGCCTTTTGTGTAAGTACCAAATCCACTTAAATATGTATTAGCAACTTTTTGTAGTACAGTAGATGTTTTTGTTTTCTGTATTACTTCATTAAACAGTCCGACAATATTTTTACGATAATTGCCTATAACATTTAATATATTATTCCCGCCAACTTTTACATTATAATCACCCTTCACATCTAAATTATAATCACCCTGAACAGTAAGATTTAAATTGCCGTAATATGTAATACAACCATTACCTTCTACAGCCATAGTATGATTTTCAGATACTAAATCAACTCTATTACCTAAACTATTGACAATAATAGTACCATCGGGTTTTATTTCAACACCTGCACCATCTTTATGTTTAATAAGTATTCTTTCTCCGCCAGGAGTATCATTAATTTCAATTATATGACCAGATGTTGACTCGTTCACTTGATTTAAGGGATATATCGCTTTTGGTTGTTTTACTAAAGTTGTCTCACAGCCTATGGAACCATTTTTAATTTTTAAATTATGAACTTTTGTTCCACGTGATCCCTTATTAACTGATGGTTCGCCAACATATTCATCTTTAGGATATTTTCCGTCTGGGTCAACAAATCCGTCTGTAGGCACACCTTCATTATTAACCTGAGCTTTCCCGTCGGTTGCAATTCTTTCTTCTATATTATCATTTTCGGTAACCATGATTTATCCTGTTATCCATGTGTATCTGCCATTTGTTGCCATTCTGTTTAATCTAGCAACAGCATCTTGATCGGTAATTTCTACTAAAGT